CTATCAAATCTGCCACATGTAAAAGGGGTTCTACTATTTCCATATCTAAGCCATTTCGGTTTACTACTTGTTAAACTTCTACCCGTTGCGTCTACTACCTTATCTCCGTCTTTGACAAGGTAGGCTACACGATCTCGTTGGAAGTCATATCTAATATCAACTAACCCTGACAAATAAGCATCGTAAGATTGTACTTTCTTGACATAGTTTTCTGCGTTGATATTGCGAGACAAAGAGACAAACGTATCAGGTATCTTAAACTTAATGTCCGTCTCTTCTTTTATTGGTTCACGTTTGACAAATGCACTCTTTGAGTTTTCCTTAGTTAAGCTAATACCTGTTGCACCTTTAACGTTGCAATCTGCATGAAAGCAAAACCAAAGACGTTCAAAGCCATTGTCACTTACACTAAAGGTATTTGGTTTGCCACAAGCAGGGCAATCAGACCTAAAACGCCCATAAGGTGCAATAGTAAGGGATTCCACATATCCTTTTATCCACTTCAAAGATTTATTCCTTCAGATTGTAAAACTCTTAATATAACAAATACACATATCAAAGCGAGTATATAAATCGCACTTTGAGCATCTATCATACGCTTGTCGCATCTTTATACTGCTTTGCATTAACAGTATACACTTGGGCTAACTTATCTAGCCAACCACTATCTTTGTCGTCAACAGTTTCAATACGGGAGGTGGTAATATAGATAGGTATCCAAGTAAGGTAGTCTCTCTTGTTACCTACCTTGACTTGTTCCTTGTCTTCTAAACCTACACGTACTGCAGATAGCTTTGCCCAAAGCACCCACTTATCGTCATGGGTTCTTTTAGTAACGTCAGTCTTTAACTCATTCATCATTGGCGATCCTCAAATCTTCTAAGTATAGTTTGATTGCATTTCGGATTAGATCAGCTACGCTTACTTGTACTGCATACCTATCAGATTCCCTAGTGGCAAACTTATCTAGTTCATTATAGTCAGCCACAGAAACTGTCAAGTTATAACTTTTAGTTTTGTCACCTATCTTATTTGGTCTAGCCATAGTATCTCCTCTATCCTCCTCGTGGGGTGTATCTCCCAATGGAATAAGGTCGTATAGCACGTAACCTAAAATAGTGTCAATAAAATAGATAAAAAAATAATGCTTGACCTATGTATTTAGTTAGTCGTATAACATACCCTGATCATAAATATAGGAGATAATATGACAAATAAGTACAGAACTAAAGAACAGATAGCTAAAGATGATTTACTCTTTTCTACTTGTTATGTGTGTGGTGATAAGCTTAGGGCATCTAAGCAACCTCGTGTTTCAGCTAAGAAATGTGCAGAATGTAAAGGCGATGGTCAATCAGATAACGCTGAAGTAAAGAAGTTGTTTAAGCAGTTACGAGCTAAGGCAATTAAACCTTCTGAAGATGAGATGACCTTTGAAGATAATCCTCGTGCAGTCAAAGAGAAAGACTACAGTAGGTTCTTTAGCCAAAGTATTAGTAATGGAAAGGGAGTAGATTTATGATTGATTTAATTGAGTTAGATAAGGCAATCAAAGATCAGAAAGTATTGATTGCATTTAAAGATGGTGTAGCAGATGGGTTGCTTTATGGAGTAAGAGATGCTAAGCAACAAACTAATTATTACTACAAGCAAGGCTATGAATTTGGTCAAACAATTAGCGAAAGACAAAGAGAAAGATTGGAGGAAGTATGATGAATATATCAGATATGATGTGTGATATGTATGACATTCAACGTCAAGTTAAACAAGCTAAGTTATATAACGAGCCAAAAGATAATGATGGTAGTAGTATAACTATAGGAGATTGCATTGATAATGTTATTGAACGTTTAGAAGAAGAACTTAAACGTAGAATAGAGGATATATAAAAATGATCTATCTTGAATTATTCTCAGGTGGTAGTGTAGCTAGGCAATCTGTAAAAGAATTAGGATTGCCCGTTACTAGATGGTATTCGTCAGAAATCAATAAGTTTCCTATTCAGATAGCTAACGATAACCACGATGATCTTATTCATCTAGGTGATGTTAGAGGTGTACTAGATAAGATAGTATCACACAAAGATATAGACGTTATCTTTTGTGGGTCACCTTGTCAGGGTTTTTCAGTTGCAGGAAAACAGTTAAATTTTCAGCACGAACAGAGTCAATTGTTCTTTACCTTCCTTGATATCTACAAGGCTATCTATACTGCCAATCCCCATGTCAAGCTACTCTTTGAAAATGTCAAAATGAAAAAGGCTTGGGAAGATATTATTCTATCTAAGTTACAAGACATTAATCCTAACCTAAAACTACACATCATTAATTCAGCTTTAGTATCTGCTCAACGTAGAGTTCGCATGTACATAACTGACATAGAGTTTGATATGCCTGAAGATAAAGGTATCTTGCTTAAAGATATTGTCGAGTGTGGTTGTGTGGATAGGAGCAAAGCTTACTGTCTAGACGCTAACTATTGGAAAGGTGGTAACCTTAAGATGTACTTCGAGAAGTCAAGAAGACAGTTAGTCTTTGGCGATGGTTGTCACCAAGTAGGAGTAGCCGATCTAAAAGGCTATGACATTATCAAAAGAGTTTACTCTATACATGGCAAAGCACCTACCTTAACTACTATGCAAGGTGGACACAGAGAACCTAAGATAGTCTGTGGTGATAAGCCACTCAGGTCAGCATCAATCACGGGCAGAAGAATAGATGGCAATGGTGTTCGTAAAGACGATGACACTAACCTACCTATAGTGCAAACCTTAGAAGTATCAGACACAGATAAATCTAGATGTCTATCTACCTTAACTAAGGACACAGTATTGTCAGACTTACCTCAAGGTAGATACCCTGATGCTTATGGTGAACATGTTATGAGGTGGAGAAAGCTAACTGTAAAGGAATGTTGTAGGTTACAGACACTACCTGATGACTACTGTAAGTCAGTCAGTAACTCGCAAGGTTACAAGATGCTAGGCAATGGTTGGAACAACGAAACTATCAAGGCTATACTAAAGGGTTTGACAATCAAATCAAATGGGAATATAGCTTGAAAAGAAATGTACGAAACTATGGAGAGATCGTGATGACTAAATATTATTCAAGAAGTAAGCAGAAGTTTGTGGATATTGAGCAGATGCCTGATCAGTATGTTCGTAATGCTTTTGTTAAGATGTGCAAAACTGAACCTACTGAAGATGTTATCTTTGCTCAACAACAGAGTGAAAGAGCAGATAGGTCAATGAATGAACGTAACTTTCTACAAGAAGAAAATCAAAGCCTTGAAGTAAAAGCTAAACATTATAAGAAACTTGCAGAAGATAATTTTGTATCAAGTGTAGCTGATCTAGGTGAGATAGAGTTTCTTAGACACCATAATAAAGTTGATATTCAAACTATTAACAAGAATATCGACACCATGTCTAACATGGCAGATAAGATACAAAGCCTAACCAAAAAAAACAAAGAGCTTAAGAAAGAGTTTTCTGTACAGATGGAATACTCTAAAGATATTGTCAAAGAACTAAATGACAAAGTAAATAACACTACCTACCAACCTTACGATAAGCAAGGTAGGGTTAGAGATTATCAGGTGGAGTATACTAAGGTAGCTAAGGATAGAGATGCCTACAAGAAGAAAGCCAATGAAATGGAAATGGCTAAGATGAATATCAATCGTGATTTGTTAGATACCAAAGACAAATTGAAAGACACAGTATCTAAACGTGCTTACCAAATTATGTTTGATGAGTGTCAGAAAATTGCAAAAGATTTAGACAAAGCGAATGAAGAGAACAAGCAGTTAAAGTTTCAGATAGAACAAGTGGACAGAAACCAAACTGTATCTAAAGAAGCTTATGATATAGCATGGCAAAACATGGAACTGTGGAAAAAGAGATATGAAAGTCAGCTACCTACACCAATCTTAGGTGATGTCAAAATGTTTAGCGAGATACCTAATGATCCTGATGGTGGTAGCTTTGTTTATCTTCTCAGAAAGTATCTAAATAATGTCAGCTACAAGATAAGAGTACGTGGTCAGTATCTAGATGAACAAACCAAAAAGACAGAAGGTTGGAGGAAGTATGAGAGAGGTCAGCCACTCGAAAAGTCTAAGTGTTTTAGGGTTTACATAGATGTCAAGAAAGATGTTGACTAGGTAGTTTGTCTGTAGTAATTGTTGGTTTCATTAATCAAATAGGAGAAAGTTAATGGTTAAAAAAGTATTACTAGACTATCTAGAAAACAAGTTAGAGCAACTAGGTAGAGTTAGAGTTGGTGATATAGTTAATAACAAAGATGATGAAATCAAACATTACATAAACTTAGGTAAGATTAAATTTGCACAAGAATTAAGGGAGAAAGTTAAATGAGTAGAGAATATTTTATAGAAAGCCACTTAGAAGATAAGGTAAACGAGTTAATCTACGATGAGAATTTGTCAGAAGAAGATGCTTACATCAAAGCTCGTAGCATTTATGATGGTGAAGTTAACCTTATGGAAGAGCAAGCCAAGAAAAGACACGATGAAGAAAACCTACCTAAGATACACGGGTTGCAAACTAACTTTACTACGGGTATCTACTCTAGTGCAATACTAGTAAATAAAATAACAGACTATCTAGAAAGTAATGCTAGTTCAGATAGCCAATCCCATGAGGTAAATATCTTTTGTGTAGAAATGATGGATCAAATTGTTGATTGGCGAAAGGAGATAGACAATGCAGAATAAGATTGCACGTATCCATGTTAATCAACACGTGATCAAAGCTAATGCAAAG